GTTGTGGACATTTTTTGCAACCCGACAAAAGTGTCCATCATTTTATCTGCAGAATACGCAAAATTTTGCTGTGCTTGTCGAAAATTGCGAGAAAATTCTTGACTAGAAACAGGTATCTCTCTTTGAACGTTTATAAGTGTTGCTGTTAGTGATTCTATCTCTGTTTTATTCATGTTAAACGAAAATGCCGCCGAATCTAATATATCTGCGAAATCAGTCATATCAAATCCCGCCTCATTAAGAACTACTGATGTTTTCATCAATTGTTCTTGCATTCCTTGTGACGAAACCATCAAAATTTTTGAGTTTTGACTGAAGCCTCTCATTACCTGCTGGGCACCTTCGATACCGCCAGTCAAATCTCGACTAGCTTTGGTTGCAGCGGAAATGGACTTACTGAAGTCAAACATTTGACCCGTGTAGCCTGTCTTGAAGAAGTTTTGGGTTTCTCGCGTGAGTTGATTAATATCCTCCGCTATTTCCCTAAAGGGGTTTATATCTATGTTTTTGACATCACCCAGAGTTTTCAAGAGTTCGTTTGCAGTATCAACGGCGCCGCTGGCCCCGGGGATGTCCATTACTCTGTCTTTTATACCTTTGCCACCAGATGAGCCTCCCCCAAGGTCAATATCGGCATCGCTGAGGGCTTTGCTGAAAGCTCTTTTTTCCTGCCGGTTCATGCCTTTGATGGCGGCAATCATATCTGCTGCAGTAATTTTAGGATTAGCCATTTAGTGTGCCTCCGCTTAGTGTAAATAGGCTACAATTAGGAAATATTATTCTTGTTTATCTTCATAATCGCTAGCTAGGCGATTTACAAACCAACTTCGGAGTGGCACTGGCAAACTATACGCTTCGGATATGCTTAAATTGGCATGTTTTACCAGCAAATAAATTGACTCATACGTAACCTTCTCTACGGTTTCCTTAGATAGACCAAAACCAGCCCACAGAGAAGGGCACCTCCTTCTCTACTTTAGCAGAGCAGGCTGGACACTCAATTGTCTGCCTTGTATCAAATCTTGGAATATTTACGTTGTGTACGTATTTCATTCTTCTTGCATCGGCGGCTGGTAAGACCTCTAACAACTTTGCGAGGTCTCCTTTATCTGTTACAGAGTCTGCTGATACCAATATTCTTCTCAAAAACTCTATTGTCTCATTGTAAGGAAGGTTCATGCTCTCTCTTCTTGCTTTATCTTCCTTCAGATAAGAAGTATCGCTTCTTGAGAGCATTTTTATTCGCACAGTGATTCCCGTAACGGGCAACTCAAAAGATAATGTTCCACTAGTGGTATCATAATCCCACTCAGACGTGCTTTCTATTTTGAACCTGTTATCTTTTGTGTTTTCCAGCATTTTCTGGAGGTTAATCTCAACTTCAGACGACTCTCCACATTCGGAACACACCATGTGATATGGCACTGTTGCTCCATAGCCAGATTTACGAGCACAAACAAGTAGGGCAACCTTATCGCAATCCAATAGGTGTGCTGCCTTAACGTCTGGTGTAACTATTAGGGAGTCTAAAAGCCTATCAAAAACAATCCCCTGCTCTATAAAGCTGTCGTTTATCAGTATGTCTTCTTCTTTAGCTGTCATGGCCTTGATTTCTATCATTTCAAGGCCCAAGACTGGGTTTCCTGGTTCGTAGAACTCACCGCCACTAGGTAGATAAACCAATTCCGTTGGCACAACAAAAGATATGCCGAACGGATTAGGTTCTTCTGGTGGGATAAATTGTTCTTGAGGTTGAATTTCTGGTTCTTGAGTTTTTGGTATTTGCGTTCTTCTAGTATTTCTAGACATGCTTCCTCTTTTCTAGTTGTTAAGCGCCTGGGGTTCGGTTTGCCACGTCGTCTGCGGCTGCGGTGCCGGTCACGCCGGCAGTACTTGGATCGGAATTCGCCGTCCAAAGTGTGCTACCGCGGTACTGTTGCCCTGGTACATTATTAGCGATCTTTTGCGGGCCGCGGCCGTCGATGTATGCAAAATCATAAGTTATGTTTACTGCAATGTTAAGCATCTCATCAGAGCCGTAATCCAAAGTCCCAAAATCTGCAGAGGTGATTAGTGGGTTTTTTATTACCCATTTTTCCAACTCTACTTTCCCTGTGTGGTCGAGTTGTGCTAGCTTTATTTCTCCACCCAATGCGTCAACCATCTTTTCTTTCGATATCGTGGTTGCGGATGCTTGCAAATATTCGCTTGGAATAACGTATCCAGACCTTTCCAAAACAGCGTAAAGGCTCTTTGTAGAATCAGGAGTTACTGGGTCAACAATCGTTATGTCAATTGGGTTCCAGGTGACTCGGCCAGGATAATTAAATTCATAATTCAAGAACTGGTGTTTTGTCATTGCAACTGCAAAACTAGGCTTCTTTACCGACTTAACGATAAACTGTGGAACACCTGACCAATATAGAAGCCATCTAAAACTTCTCTTTGGCTCAACTCCTTTTTCACTCCAAAATGCCATTATATTAAATCTCCTATTATTATATATTAACTTCTAATGAATTTTTACTATTATTAGTCGTCAAAAGAAGCTCCAGTTCGGGTTATAACGAAATCAACTGCGATAAACTCGATTGCTCTTGCTGGTTTCAAGAAAATCTTTGCATACATAACGTTTCTGTCAACCAAATCTGGTGTTGTTGTCGAGCTGTCAAGGACAACCTTAAAATCAGTTAGTCCAAGTCGAGTTTTAACACTTTCTAGGAACGGAACAACTTGACCAGTGAACCTATTCCAAGTTGCTGGAACGTTCTGGTCGAAAAGCAAGCCGTTCGCAATTCGCGAAATTTCCTTCTTTACGAATATCAACAAGCGACGGACATTAATTCTATCAAGCGCAGATGGTGTCATCTGCAGCGTTTTTTGTCCGAACACAACCAGACCTTCTGAAACAAAAGATGCTATTGGGTTTATGTTGGCATCATAAAGTGCGTCTCTTTGAGATGATAGCAGCTGCTCTGATGCTTGCAAAACTGGAAGTCCAGCGTTGCCCTCATTCAAGCCGCCGCGGTTAAAGCCCGCTGGTGCGAACCAAACCTCATCTCGCTCTTCAGTGTACCCCATAACTCCAAGGGCGACCACTGATGGTGGGACCCAAACATCTCTAGAGTTAATGGTGTCTCTTATCTTTACCCATGGATAGTATGCGGCGCCGTAGCTGGAGTTAAGTTGTCTTGCCTTGAGTGCTTTTGCGCTCTTAACTGGATTGGTGTCATCCACACGATCCTTAAAGCTTGTGCATCTCTTTTGAGCTGGCGGAACATAAACGTCTGGTAGGTCAATGATACCTAGTGCATCTGCTCTTGCTTCACAAGTTTGAATCAACTTCCTAGTTAGAGTCAGATTGGTTATACCAGGCATAACCGCCAAATTCATCTCTAATGCTTCTGGGTCGCTTATTAATTCGATTGCTCTATCAACAGAAGCGTGAGCATAGCTGTTCCTAGTCGTACTATCAGGGCCGATAGCTCTAGTGCTCATATTGAAAGGGTCCGCTTCTACGATGTTTACACCGTCAAAACCACCATGCAGTGGCATTGAAAAGCTGTCGACAACATCCAACAATGCTGACGCTGAAAGCTGTGTTCCTCCTTCATTGAATGCAGTGAAGGCCGCGAGTTTACCTCCTGTGAAGGCGGCATCAACTGTAGCGTTACCATCAGAGTTCAGTGTCCCTCCAATAGTCTTATTGCCACTAGTACCTGCAGTTGCTTGCGTTAACGTTACTACACCGCCGTCGACTGATACTAGAATCTTTCCGTTATGTCCGGCGGAGCCTTCAATCGCTAACTTGAGGCCGGCGGCGGCGGCGTTTGCGCTTGTTCGGTCATATTGAAGATTTGCTGCGTCATTACCTCCGGCTGAACGGTAAGTGCGCTCTGTACCGTCTGTGGAAGTTAGTATCAAAGTTCTTGAGTCATCCACCTGACCAGTAAATGTAACTGTTGCCGTAGCGGCGCCGCTGCGCTGCGAACCGCTTACAAACGAAACACTAGTTGGGCGAAAGGCCGACATATCATTTGATAGGTTAGTTGCGCCTGTGACGACAACGTTATCTAAAGAGAATATGTAAGAGTACTTGCTTGAGGTGCCCGCAAGACCAGAATCTTGGTTAGTGGTTAGTGTGCCGAATGTCCCATATCGTCTCAAGTAATCTTTTATACCAGGGTTGACAGAAGAGAAGTTTACAGTGCCTGAGACGTCTCCTATTACCTTGTCATATCTGGTACCACCAAAAACGTATTTAGCTGATAAATCTGGTGTTCGTGAACCAGTAATCACATGTGGAATCTCTGGCCATCTAACAGTTAAAGCTGTTGCGGATGCCGGTTGCGCTATAGAGAAGGCGCCTGTTAAAAACAGAGTGTCGGCCTTAAAAGCTGCCGTACCGGCAGTCATAGTAGCAGAGGAGTCTTTTGGAACTAGTGGACCCAAGAACCCAAAGGGCACACTTCTTTGGTTTGTGGGGCCATTCTCTCCTACATCAAGGTCCATCTCTACTCTAATGTAGCTTGATTGGTTTGGATAGCTTCCGTAAACCTTGTTTCTCTTTTGTGAGCCATCCCACTCCAGATATTGGTCACCAATGCGTCTTGCAATAAAGTTATCTGAGTTAGGGTTTAAGTTTAAGTTTTCAAAGCTTTCCACTGTAAGGATTTGCCCTGAAC